CAATAGCATACTGAGCACGAGTAGGAGATGGTAAATCAAGTTGAGCCCACAAAGCCTGCAAGAATAGTTTAAAATCGTCTCTAAGCAGGTCTAATGTGTTCATATACCAAAGAATAGTTTTGCTGCACCTGTAGTGAAGTCAACAGCTCGTTGTGCTCTAGCTTTATTTACATCTAGAATTTGTTGACCAGCCTGTTTAATAATTTCCATAGTGTCCATAGTACCTGCCACAGAACCATAAGGAACAGTAATAGGTTTACCGTCTTTATAGGCTAAACCGAGTGGTCCACTTTGGGCTTCTTCTATTGTTCTGGGATCAACCATATTAGTACTGGGATCGACGAACATGTCCGTTGTACCAGGAACTCGTTCACGTACAGCTAATTCGTTACCTTCAATGTCAGACACGCCAGGTAAATTACTTGCAATGGCTTCGCCAGGAGACATCCCCATAGCAAATCCGAGCAAAGGTCCAGCAACATAACCAGCAATGGGTATTTCACCTGCTGTTCTAGACACAGTTTTAGCTAATTTTTGAGCTTTTCGTAAACTAGTAGCGTTAGCATTTTGCATAAGTTGCGACATGTTTAATCTAACACCAGCACCTCTATAATCAGGTAATTGTAAAGCAGCTTCTAATTCTGGTGAACCTAATGGAAACTTTGAAACCTCTAATTCAGGGAATTGCTGTTGAACACGTGCTAAATTAGGACGTGTAGTTACACCTCCTTCAATAAATTCAGCGACGTTTGCTGTTTGTTGCCTTGCTCCTTCAATAAGAACTTTATTTTCAGGCTGCTCAGCAAATTTTTGAATAGCTTGATACCTAGGTCCAGGTGGTATGTCTCTAATACTTTCTCCAGGCTCCAGCAACCCTTGATTTCTAAGCAACATTTCTGCCATTTCTTGCCTAGGTTTATCAGCAAACAAAGCTCTATCAAGAGCATCGGCGCTGTATGCTAATGCAGGTTTAATGGCATCAAAAAGTTCGTCCCCAGAGTTGTAAATTTTAGATTCAAATTTAAAACGTGGGTCATTTGTACCAGCTGGGTGACCACTAATAAGTCGTTCACCTGGAGCACCATATTCTTTAGGATAGTTAATAGTTCCTGCAGAATCTTGAGGAAAAGCTCCAGTATGAGCTGGCTCAGTAAAAAAAGCACCTAAAGTATTTTCTAAACTATCTCCAAAGAAAAACCCTTCTTTTTCAGAACGTTGTAAAAATTGTATTACAGTTTCTGGTGATTGTTGACTGACAAGTTCAACTAATTCAAGAGCGTTTTTATGGTGAATCCTGTCTGATTTAAGAAGCCTCAAACTTTGAGGAAATTGACGTTCAATTAGACCACGTATTTTATTTTTAATAGCTTCACCAGAAAGATCTTTAGAAAGAGCTTCTTCAACTAAAAATCCAAAAGTTTCATCAGTAGACGAGATAATCGAACGTTTGGCACGTTCAGCTTGTTTTACACCACTTGATGAGGTTTTCTGACCAGCTGCTTTTAAGGCACGTTGCTCGTCAACCCAAGCTTGAATTTTATCGACAACTAATGATTTAGCCTTATTATAGTCAGCGTCAAATTTACTCATTTAAGTAATGTACTCCATAATTTTACGTTCTCGGGGAGTTACCCCAAAAGTCTGCCTCATCCACGTGAGCCAGTTATTCGTTCCTTTGTTCTGATTACATTTCCTGCAGGATGGTACCAAATTTCTCGTTGTCGTTTCTCCTCCATAAAAACGAGGTATAACGTGATCAAGAGTAAGTTCATGTAGTTCATAATGTTCTCCACAATAGACACATTGACAGTTGAAGTGTTCCTTGATGGCTTGACGCCATAGCCGTTTCGCTTCAGGGCTAGTCATGGTTATTAGATTTTGCAGGTAGTGATCAGGACTGGGGAGCAGCGGGGTCATGCTTTCTTGCCTTTACGGGCTCTATTCTTAGATGCAATTTCAAGGGTTGTAGATCCATCCTTTTTGTGGGATACATCTTTACCATCTCCATTACCATAGGTGCCACGTTTACGATTCTCTTTGTTGAGTTCGGTACGTTTCCGTATCTGTAAGGCGCTACTATCATACTTCTTTTGGTATGATTTATAGTTACCGTTGGCGTATTTTGGTCCGCTGTACTTAGACTTTCGGGCCATACAACCTCCGCTGTACTAGTTCTGGATCAACTGTTGGCATAATAGATACCAACTTATCAAGTGGGTTACCTTCAAGGGCAACACCGCTGATGTCATTTTTGGCTAGCCAGTCACACGCAGCCTTAAGGTCTTGTGTCGTGGCTTCACCGCTTTTAATTCTCTGTAGGAACTCGGTTGTAACAAGGTTATGAAGCTCGTTAAACTGATCCTCAGTTGCTTTTTTCTTCATTTGTCAAAGAGACAATGGGTACAATGTCTTGACACATTACCTCAACACGGCTACCGGGTCTAAAAGTAAACCCAGCTTTCATTAACTCTGCACACTTAAGCGCCCGTACTATTTCATAATCAAGACGCATCTTTTCTTCATGACGTTTAGCTAGCTTTTTACACTGCTCAATCATACTACCATCAAGAGGAATGCTAAAGTTAAGTTGTGCTCCGTAGTTATTATTACGTGTGTAACTATCAGGCATAACATCATTGCCCATGTAAAACGGGGAAAAAGTCATCGTTGCACCATTACAAGAATTACCCCCAGTAAACTGTTGTCTACTAGGGGCACCGTTGTTCTGGAATTGAACTGCTTGATTAGTTACGTTACCTGTAGCTGCTGCTACTGGGTTAGAGGTATTCTGAACTTTGGGGTCTTCTACCGCTTTAACCGGCGCTACTGTGAGAAGACAGAGAGCGAGGTAGTAGTAGAAGTAGTGTCGATGTCGCGGATAATGTTGTTGGTTTCCACGACCCCCGCTGCACGGGTCACAGTCTCTAGTTGAAACTGTTCTCCTGCGTTTGTCACCGACCAAGTAGTTGTAGAGTCGGTAATACTCCCGCTTGGGGTTACATTTGTTCCAGACCATGATGAGTATGCACCACCGTAAACTTCATTAGCGATAGTTTCGGTGATGGTTTGAGTGGTGGTAGTGGTAGACTGCATACTACCTTGAGTAAACTGAGGGGTAATGGATTGAGCCATTGCACCCATCGGAAACAGCAGAAGTAGAATTAGGAATTTCATAGTTGGTTTTTATCCTTTTGATCTTTAGGGCGAGAGATTCCATATGATGCTAACGTTCCAGACAGCAATGAAGCTACGAACGTTGGATCCATCTTTTGTAACATTCCCATGTATGATGCAGTCAATACTCCTGCACTCCAAACAAGCACAAGAGCCTTCACGATCTCATTAAAGAAATCATGAATAAAATTTTTAGTCGTCTGCATGTGACTTTTTAGTTAGCAATTTTTTAATAATAGGTTTTAAAATGCTAACTGTCCGTTTAAATACTGCAGTGGCTGTAAGGGTGGCTGCAACAGAGACAGTAGCTGTCGTTGTAGCCGTAGCTAAAATTTCAGGATTAGGTAACGGGACAGACAAGTCGGTACCCGGTACATCAAAGTATTGAACCTCCGATTTAGGCGAAGGTTGTGGAATAGGAGGAAGTACAGGTTTAGGTGCTGGTTTTTCCTCCGTCTTTTCGTCTTCTGTGTTAACACCCTCTACACCGGGAGGTGGACGAAGGTCACTAGGAGGCACTACAAGCGGCTTGTACGAGGGTAAAACAGCTCTTGGTACCTCCAGTACCGGAGGGGGGAATACAGGTGGCTCAGGGAGCCGTAGAACCGGCAGTACCGGCGGCTGCCCTAAGTCCATCAGCCACCAAAAAGACCACGCTCGATGAAATCAACAGCAGCGTCATCCACAGTGTTATCAGATTGCTCAGCAAGTTTACGGAGCATGTCAACAATCAATCGCTTTACCTTGTCGCTATTAAGAAACGACATCAGTACGGGACGGATAAGTGCAATCATTGTTCTAAAAGGGGGTAAGGTTTACCAAGGCACACCAGCCGCAGAGACCGGAGTAATTTTAGTATCAATCTGGGTTTGAAGGGCGGCTTCAATCTCAGCAACTTTCTCTTCGCCACCAAGTGCTTCTTTGACCCAGCCAACCACAACTTCTTCCGTCAGGTCAGCAAAGTCAACAGTCACTTCACCGTCAAGACCGATGGAACCGTAGGCACCAGCGGAATAGAAACCACCAGACTCACTATTAGGGTCAACCTGATCAGACAGAGCGTTGACGGTATAGTGGACGGTGTAAACTTTGTTCTCAGGGAGGTTACGCTCAAGGTTGGCGACTTTCCAAGTAAAAGTGGTCATTGTTAAAAAAGTAAAAAGTGTTAAGGTGAAAAAAAAATGGGTGCAGCCAGTTAAAGGTCGGCTGCGACACCTTTTAAAGAGTAGGACTACTAGGCAATGCCAGCATCAGTTAGACGCTGCTCAAGAGTTTCAATCTTGGCAAGTGCTTCCTGCAGCGCAGCGGTCAGCAACGGCACCAGTTTTGATTTGTCGATGCCTTGGTACACGGGGTTGCCGTCAGCATCGACTTCATCTTTGGTACCAGTGACAGACTCAGGAACAACCTCTTGCGCTTCGTGAGCGAGGAAGCCGTCAACTGTGGTGTCAGGGTCTGCGATGAAGTTAAAACGACGTACCTGAAGCTGGTTTAGACGATCAATAGCGCCAGTCAAAGGGACAACGTTTTCCTTGAGGCGGTAGTCGGAGGTTTCGTTGAAAGCAGTTGTGGAACCAGTAACTGAAATTGAGCCGACAGGAGTTCCGGCTTTCCAGATTGAAACAATAGTTCCGTCAGTCCCCAGTCTATTTACGAGTATGCACTCTTGATCTGTGTTTGTAGCGTGAAAATAACTATTTTTCCGTAGAGTGAACCCGTTGGAAGCGATAGTAGCTGAAGTGAGTCCAAAATAAACGGTACCATCACTAGTAATCCTCATCCGCTCCGTCGGGCTGCTCGCTCCGTCGGCAGTAGTGGAGAACACTAACCTGCCCGGCATGTCGTTAGCGCCAGGAGTGCCGTCTACATAACCGGTAATTGTTGCGGCAGATCTAAAATCGGTTCCATCTGCGCCGTTAAAACTTA